GCGACATGGGGGCATCATGGTGCATTTTGACCGTTTTTGAATGGATGTGGCACTTTCGACCAGATTTGTCGTTTTTGTTGGTCAGCAGAAACGAGGACTACGTCGATAAGCCGGGTAATCCCAAGAGCTTATTTTGGAAGATTGACTTCTTGCATAAGAATCAACCCAAATGGCTGCTTCCAAATATGACCCGGACCAAGCTGCGGCTGACCAACGATGATAATGGAAGCAATATTGACGGCGAATCGACGACTGGGGACGTGGCCCGTGGTGACCGGCGTACCGCTATTGCCTTGGACGAATACGCGGCATTTGAGCTAGACGCGAGTTATCGAGCTTTGTCGTCTACTCGTGATGCCACAAACTGCCGAATCTTCAATTCGACCCCTGCTGGCACTAGCGGGGCGTTTTTTGACCTAACAAGACTAGAAGACATCAAAAAATGGCGTCTTCATTGGACACTTCACCCTGAAAAGTCCAAGGGCTTGTATATGGACGGCAAAAAGTCCCGCAGCCCTTGGTATGACGAGCAATGCAAACGCTGCGCTCACCCGCAGGAGATTGCTCAGGAACTAGATATTGACTTCGCGGCTAGTGATTACCAGTTCTTTGACCCGGCAGAATTGAATAAACACGTCAACAACTACGTTGTTCCACCGTACCTAAAAGGAGAATTGGAATTTGACGATCGAGGAAGGGTGACAGGCTTTACCGCCAGCCCCAATGGGCGGCTTCAGCTGTGGATTCACCACGATGCCCAGAACCAAATGCCATCTGACCGAAAATTTGCCATTGGTGTCGATATCGCAACAGGCACGGGCGCTTCCAATTCGGTTATTTCGGTTGGTGATTGCCGAACGGGTGAAAAGGTGGCCGAGTTCTGTGACCCAAGGACTCGACCGGACCAACTCGGGCGTTATGCGGTTGCGCTTGCGAACTGGTTCAAAGGATCAGACAACATCGGAGCCTTCTTGATCTGGGAAGCACCCGGTCCCGGAAGGAATTTTGGAGATGTTGTGCTAGAGTTAGGGTATAGAAATATTTATTACCGAACAAACGAAGTTAGCAGAAGCAAAAAACAAACAGACATTCCCGGCTGGTGGCCTACAAAAGATGAGAAAAGATCGGTTTACGGTGAATACCGAAGAGCGTTAAGTAATGGGTCTTTCATCAACCGATCTCGACCCGCACTTGACGAATGCAGAGAAATCATTTATGCAGCAACAGGTTGGATCACCCATTCTAGAAGTTTAAGCAAGCTTGATCCTTCTGGTGCGAAAGAAAATCATGGTGATCGACCTACAGCCGATGCGTTGCTTTGCAAAGCGATGAGCAAATTTCCGGTTGTAAAAAAACAAATTGAAGTTATCCCGGAAGATTCTTTTCTTCATCGTCGCAAAATATCTAGCGATAAAAAAACAACGACTAAAACAGGGCAATGGTAAATGGCAAGAATCTTAACAAACAAAAAGCTTGTTGAAGCAGTGGAATATTCTCGTCGTAAGTTGGAGCCTTTTAGGCGTCAGCGTCTTGCTGCGGTAAAGGCTTACACCGGCGCTCATTACACCGATGAGGCTGCTCCAGAGCGAATGCCAGTTAACTTTCTTGAGATGGCTATCTCTGTTTACAAACGACAGCTTGCAGCATCTGCCCCTCGGGTTGTAATTCAATCTAACTCTTCTGAAAACAGAGGGCTGGCCCTAGACCTTGAAATCGTAATGAACAAGGTTCTTAAAGAGATGCGTTTTGAAAACACGCTTTCATCTTGGGTTACAGACGCATTGTTTTCTGTAGGCATCATGAAAGTTGGCCTGTCGCCAAGTGATGAAACCGCAGCAGAGCTTGAAGGCATTTTTAGGGACTCCGGTTCGGTGTTTGCTGAAACCGTAGACCTTGATGACTTTGTTGTTGATATGACGGTGTCTAAGTGGGATCAGCCGCAGTACATCGGTAACCGATACCAGTTGCCTTACGAGTATGTGATTGAAACGGATTTGTTTGGAGACAAAACCAAAAATCTAAAAGAAACAATCATTGGCACAAGCAACGAGCAGGGCGACGAAAGAATCGAATCTGTTTCAATTGGCGGCGACAGATACCAAGGACGCGACACAAACAGAGTCATAGAGTTTTGGGATATCTACCTTCCGTATGAACGCAAGATGGTTACGTTTCAATCCCAAGATGACGGCGGTCTTGATCCGCAAAACGTAGTTGCCGAAAGAGATTGGACTGGACCAGAAGAAGGCCCGTACCATATTCTTGGATATGGAGATGTCCCCGGCAACTTGATGCCAATTTCTCCAATTGCCCATTTGATTGATTTGAACGATCTTTCTAACTCAATGTTTAGAAAGCTTGGTCGTCAAGCAAATCGGCAAAAAACAATCACCATTGTTGCTGGCGGTGCCGAAGAGGACGGAGAACGAATTGTTAGGTCAAACGACGGAGACACAATCCGATCAGACAGACCAGAAGCTACTCGCGAAGCCAGATTTGGCGGCGTAGATCAATCAAGTCTTGCATTCTTGATTCAGCTTAAAGACATGTTTAGTTACCTCGGTGGCAACCTTGACACGCTTGGTGGCCTTTCTAAGGGTGCGGATACTCTTGGTCAGGAACGTTTGCTTAAGCAAGCAAGCTCCATGAAAATCGTGGACATGCAGGAGCGAACAACCTCCGCAGTCAAAAAGGTTATGGAAGTTATTGCAAAATACATTTACTACGACCCGATTGGCACCTATCCGTTTAGCAAAGAGATTGAAGGCACAGGCATTAAGTTTCGAACTGATTTTCGTCCCGAAGTAAGAGAAGCCGACTTTATTGACTTTGATCTTGATATTGCTCCATATTCGATGCAGGACCGCAGTCCGGCGGAAAGAGTCCAAAGCATGATGGAAGTCATGCAGGGCGTCATTTTGCCGATGGCTCCGCAAATGATGCAAATGGGTGTTAAGCCTGACATGAAGAAGTTCTTGCACTATGTAAGCAAGTACAGCAACACGCCCGAGCTTGACGAGATCCTTGGCATCATGACCGACGAAGACATGGCAATGATGCAAAACCCACAAGACAGGGTTAACAGTCCTCCGGTTACGACTCGGCGATATATTCGCGAAGGCCGAAGCGGCCAAACTGGGCAAGGAAGAGACGACGACATGATTCGCCTTCTGATGGGTTCTGATCCAAACGTTTCTAACATGGGAGGAATGGAATGACCCAATATTTAAAAACAAAAAAAGAAACTATTATTGTTGAAGAAATCAAACGATGGATTCAACATGTTTTAAACGTTCCATCAGACCATTTCAATGGCTTGCCGCCATGCCCGTACGCAATGTCGGCTTGGCTTAACAACGACATGAAAATCATCTTTGGTTCGCGAGACGATGTGTTAAAAGTATGCGACGAATGGGAAACACAAGAATCAAGTATTGTAATTGTTGTGATTGACGAGACGCAAAAAGAACTGTCTAGTTGGTGCGAGAAACAAAACGACGATCTTGCTCATGAAAATTTGACGCTTATGTCTTTTGTTCCCGACGATACAATTGACACGGGACAACCAGAAGAAGAGATGACAAATTGGGAACCGTTAATTGAAGAAGAATATTCAATGGTTTTTGTTCAAGAACTTACCGATCTTGAAACCGCAAGCGCTCATTTGATGAGCAAAGGTTATTACAAGAACTGCACGGAGCAGTTTATGAAATACGTCAACACCCGAGCCGAAAGGGCTACACATGCGTTCAAAGAAGAAAATGATGAAGAAGAAGCCAGCAATGAAGCCAGCAATGAAGCCAGCGACAACCAAGAAGAAAACGAAAAAGAAGTAAATGAGCATTGTTGAATACCCATCTTTAATTGACGTTGTTGTGGCGTCGTTAATTACAAGCAACGACGGCGTTGTCCTTGATGGTGGCGTTTATAATCAGTCAGCGTTTGCGCAGTTTTCTGAAATGTTTGTTGAATCGTCAATTTTTGACGGGGGTAGTCCTTAATGGCAGTGCAAATTCAATTGCGGAGAGGCACTGCCTCTCAATGGACATCGACCAACCCAACGCTGGCGGCTGGCGAGATTGCCATTGAAACCGACACTAGTAAAATAAAACTTGGCGACGGCTCAACTGCTTGGACAAGCCTCGCTTACTTTTCGGCTGGCAGTGGTGATATTACTGGTGTTGATATTACGGCAGGGGATGGCCTTGATATTTCGCAGTCAGGAACCACTTCTGGCGATTACACAGCAACGGTGTCAGCAGACCTAAAGGCTAATGGCGGTCTTGTAATTGAGTCTACAGAGATTGCTTTAAAGCTTGATGCGTCAAACATTACAGGAACACTTGCAATTGCAGATGGCGGAACCGGAGCCACTGCTGCTGCAATGATCGGAGTGATTACAGCGGTAGACGCTGCCGCCGCTCAAGATGTTCTTGGTGGGACTACAGTGGGCAAGGCGGTCTTCGTTGCCGCAGACGCCGCTGCTGCCCGGACGGCGATTGGTGCTGGCACTGGTGCTGGTGATCTTGTTGCCTCAAACAACCTCAGCGAATTGACCGCCACTGCCGCGACCGCTCGCACGAACCTTGAACTTGGGACGGCTGCTCTTGTTGCGACTGGAACCGGAGCCGCCGACGCCATCCTCGGCAACGACGCGAGGCTGACTGACGCCCGAACCCCCTCGTCTACCTTGGACCACGACGCAGACAAGATCACCACCGGCACGCTCGTCGCCCTTCGTGGTGGTACTGGTCTGACCTCGATTTCCACACTCCTCAACTCCAACACAACGAAGTCCGACGTGGGGTTGTCTGCGGTTGAGAACACTGCGGTCTCTACTTGGGCAGGATCAGAGAATATCACAA